CCCTGAGTGCTTCTGACTCTGTGATGCCTGCCGGTGGAGCCAATGCTGCTACTCCTGCCTTCGCTTATACATACCAGTTGACCGGCACCCCTGCGGTACGTCCTGAGTATTATATTCGTGAACGCCGCGTAGTTCGCGCTGAGATTACTGTTGAGCGCGTGGTGAATATCACCGGTCTTGGCGCTAATAGCGCATTCGGTTCTGGCTTCTACATCGACGACGTATTTGCCTGATTCTTCTTAAACATACACCCAGGGGGAATCTCTAATGCCAGTTATTACGCCAATTCCAAAGTCAGCGTTTATCGTTACAGTTTCCGGACTGGAGACGATTTGGACGCAATTTTCTGGAATCTCAGATACAGCAGAAAGCGGTCAATATGCAAATGGTACTGGAAACAGGATGTACAAAGTTGTCGGGCCCCGTGCTGTCGATGACGTAACTCTTACAGCGCCATACGATCCCGCTCTTGCCCATACAATCGAATCTATCTGGGCAGACTACAACTGTGAATTTGTCACAATTACTATTCAGCCTACCACTTGCAACGGTGAAACTAGCAATAGCACCGCGTACGTTTTAAGCGGCTGCCAACTACAACAGTTGACAGTAGCTGAAATGGACCGCGAGTCGGGAGATGTGGGTACCATCGAACTGGTATTCACAGTGAACGACTGGAACTACGGCTAAGTTCTATTTACTTAAGTATTCTCAAGCCCCGAAAGGGGCTTTTTTTTTGCTGAAAATTAAGGGTAAAACACATCCAGAAGTCTAGTGCCAGAGTGCATGTCAAAAACAGTCTTCGGGCCCGGCGTAATTGTTACGTCACAATGGCTTAATGGAGCTCGCGAAATCAGTTTTGATGGAGCTGACGCCGATTGGCATTATGCCCCAGTCAATCGCAATGATATTCAACGTGGCGGAAATAGCGGACTTGACACGGTTTATGTAACTCTTGAGACAGATCAGAGTTATGGTTCTGTTCCTATTGTCGGCCGAAAAAGTTTTATGAACTTGGTGCAATTTGGCGACCAAGTGAATACCAATAGTCTGAGCGCTCCGCTGTCTTGGAATACTAATGCAAAATTTAATCAAGGAGGATCTCAACAGAGCTTTTTGATCAAATATGCGCAGCTTGACCAACCGGACCTTATTACTAAAGAAATTCTTAGTGGGCGAATCGACAACTTCCCCGTAGTAGACGAAGGCTTCTTCTGATGCCGCAATACGCACCACTTCCTCCAATTGACATCGATCCACGGAGCGAGTCAGAGCTAGTTGCGGCCGCTGCACAGAGGGTATATGAAGCGTCTGGCGCAACAATCAACGACTTTTCAAGCGGATCGCCAGTGTTGGCTTTGCTTGAGGGCCAGGCTTTTGCGCAAGCTGAATTACTTGCATTTGCGAATTCTTTTCCCGAAACTGTTTTAGTTGAGTGGATCGGCCCGTTTCTCGGGGCCCAGAGACGCACTGGAGCTGGCGCAGTAGTTGAAATTCAATTCACAATTGCGCCACTTACACAAGATTTTGTTATCTTTCCAGGATTTGAAGTTTCCACAGATCCAAATCTGACTGGTGGTCAATCAATCTCATTTGTAACGACAGGCCGTCTTCGTATTCCTCCTGGAGAAGAAACAGGACGAGTTCGTGCTGTCTCGTTGCTTAGAGGGACTTTTGCAAATGTTCCGGCCGGGTCGATCGTTAATGCCTCATCGTCTTTAACTGGCGTATTAGGAGTTGTTAATATAGAAGCTGCGGCTGGTGGCCAAGATCCTGAGCTTCTTCAAGAAGTCAAAGAACGCTTCTTCTCATTAATTCGCCGACGTAATCCGGTATCTGCTGAGGATTGGGAAGACTTTTTCTCAGACGCTCTGGGGCCAGGAACTGCTGTTAACGTGCTACCACGTAGGTCTGAAAAAGATATTTATCGCTACGATACAAATTTTGTAGAGAGTGCCCCGGCTGTTTCATTTTTTGTGATTAACCCGGACGGAAGCCCTTTAACCACGGCTCAACGTTCTTCTTTACAAAATCTTATTCGATTTGCCTTGCCTACAGAGTTTCAAGGCATAGTTTATTCTATGGAAGTGGACGATGCGGATGTCTCTATTGATCTTCAGTACGACCCGAACAAACCGTATGCTCAAGATCTTAGAACATTTACTGAAACAATAAGAAATAATCTTTTCGGAATTTTGACACCTAATGCTGTGTTTCCGATTAGCTACGACCCTAATGTGTCTGATATTGAAGGGGCATTGGCCACGTCTTTCCCTTTGACTCTGGGCACAACAAATCAATATATTGATCCGGATATTGAAAATCTTCGAGTGTATTATACTCCAAAAGGAATTGGTGCTTCGGCATTTACAGTTGTAACACCACAGTCTTTTGAAACAGGGGCCACTTTTAAAGTAGGCGATATTCTTGTAAATGCAACTGGTTCGCTGCCAGCGTATTATCCGGTTCTTGTGCCATTTACCCCGGTTACAGCAAACAAGGCTTATTATGCAAATATCAATAGTCTTAGTTTTACACTTATTCGTGAATTGGCCCCTGGAGAATACTCCACAGGAGATGTAATTTCTGTCATAGGGGAAACTGATGCCACTTTGCATGTAGTTCTTGCAAGTTTTACATACACCGGAACTCGTACTCCGACCCAATTGGTTGAAGCCGGGCTAGTAACTGCGGCAAAGGTGTTTACAGAGTGGACTGTTGGGGCAAGTATTGAAGCAGTTACCTTAGCCAGTCTTTATGACCCGCAAATCATAGCTTTCCAGACTTTAGATCTAAATACCGAAGTGTATGACCCTAGGACCCCAGAATATGTTTCTCTCAACAAGCGGCCTGGGTACCCAGTTTGGGTTGCAAAACAAAACTTCATTGTAGAAAGTAACACGGCAAATCTTGGAACTGCTCAACAAGCTGGCTATGTGTCAAAGCAAAGAATTGAGTTTACTCTTTTTCTAGAGGGGCAGTCATATACTGCGGGAGAATTTGTGGCGTCTCCAACTCCAGAGCAGTTTCTTATAGGAGTAGTTTCTGAAGATTCTTGCTATATTGACCGGCTTCAAGGCGCGGTTCAAATTTATGCTCAAGTTCTAACTAATTTCACATTTCCGTCGTTAGGCGAAAGAACATATAAACAAACTATTGATGACCTTGTTTCTGCAGGTATCTTAAAGATTATTCAAGTTACAGGCTATATTGACTGTGCTGGCCGTCCTCTATTTAACGACAAATCATTTCGCTATAAAGCTAGATTTACTCTTGGAGAGTACGTACGTTATCGCCCAGAAGGCGGATTTGATGCAACACAACTTGAAGATTGTTTCTTGCAAGCTGAAACCTGCGCAGAAGTTACTACATCTTGTAAGCGCCTGCTTGAGGCCAATCTTCCTCTTCCTAGATACTTCCAGTCTCTTGTTGACTTTACTCCGAATGTCCAAGACCCAGACTTAATGGTCGAGTCCGGACTGTTGGAGGAAGTTTCTCCGGGAATCTTTCGTTATGACTATACAATCGAATCTGGCCGCATTCCAATTGGATTTGATATTCAACAAATTACACAAATTCTTATTGACCAGGGATCTATTCAGTCTCAATCCGATTTAATTGTTGGTCAAACAATTATTGTAAAAGGCCCTCTTAATGAGGATCTTGGTTCGTACTTTTGGTCAAAAATTGGATGGCAAGTAGAAACTGGTGGCATCCCAACTTATCGTGAACTATTTCGTTTTGCACCAAAAGATGCAGCAACAGTTAGAAACGGATCTTTATTGCGTCAATACGAGGCTGTTCAACACGTTACTCCTATAGTAGATTTAGAAGTATATTTTGACAATGGCCTCTTTGTTCGTTCAGAACGGCAAGAGACCGTGAAATACTTTGACTCGTCATATCAATATGAAGACGTTATCTTTGATATCACAGACTATTCTCAAAAATTCTACCGAGTTGAAAGATCTTTCACGCCGCTTGACACCGCAATTACTTGGGCAGGAGAACAGTCTAATACGCCAAGAACCGAAGAAGTTTATGGTAACTTGCTTAAATTTGTGGTTAAAGCAGATTGCGACAAGAGATTTTTCTCTAGGCTCGGGGCTCAAATTTCAACAAACAAGTTAGGAACAGCTGCCGTCAATATAACCTCAAAGTCTAATACTCAGGCATCTTACACATACGTGTGGGAAAGTACTAGGTACATCACAGACCCTACTCAGCTTTCATACTATCCGCAAACAACATTTGCCTTTGGTCCGATTAATTACGGATCAGGAACTTTAGCGCTATGACGGAAGTTTTGCCTCAGTCTAAACTTGGCAAAATCGTCACTAAGCCTTTGGTTGATGGATTTGCTAAAATTGATATAGCTAATAGAGAGGCGCTTGAGGTTCTCAATCTTACTCCAACTGACACTGTTTGGGGAAGAAGCAAAGGTCGCCCAATCTACGACAGGTTACCAGGTGTTTCTCAAGGATATCGAGAAGAGTACTTT